CCGCATCGCTAAACTAATCTATCAACTATCTAACTATAACTAAGGCCCGCAGGCCACTAAACTAATAACCAACAGACTAAACCGGAATATCAAGCGTATAAAGTGGGTTGGAAGTCTATACTCCCAACCCCTACATTTCTGACACATGCATTGTCAATTCCGGTTAAAATCACTATGTCTGCAACTTGAGGCGCAGTATCTGGGGCCTGGAGTTTTGTATAAACTCTCAGCGACCAAGAACCATACGCATAAAGACTACGATCAGCATCGTAACCTTTCCCAATTCTCAACATAGATTTATTACTCTTAAAGGGAATAACCACCTCAAACTCCCGCGACTCAGAACTAAAGTCGTGGGCGTCATAATACTGCCCGAACGCTTCATTCTCGTCCGCCACAGCAATATCACGCGCGTAGTGCGTGACAACGGCCACACGCATATTAGCAACCGGGGACCCCGTCCAAATGAACTTGAACTTCAGGTCCCCGCGCCAAAATGTGTACGGCAAAATAAAAGCCCCAGAATACGGCAACTGTATACTAGAGCCCTCCGTTGCTTTATATAGCTCTGCAACGGGAGAGAGCTCGCCACTGTACAAAATGGAACCAACAGGACTGTTGACACCCACCTGTACAGTGGCCAAATGGGTGAGACGAGCACATTGAGTCCGAATGCTCAAATCTCCAGGACCACTACTGTATGCAGTGGCGGCTACAACAGTGTTTGGCGCCCCAGGTTCCAAATCCAACGTTTCACCATAATTAATATTGGAGCCATTAGCCTGAAATTCATAAGCACGCCTAGTAACAGCAAGCGGGTTGGTGCCAACGTTAGGTGCATCAGCTAAAGTGGCATCTACTTCAGTAGAAGTCGAAGTACTATCATTACCAAAATCAATAGTGCTATCAACAACTTTATTAATATTATAGTATTTAGTACTAACTGCGCCTTCAGGTGTTGCCAACGCACGTATAGCAAGTCGTCGGCCAACATTCAGTGGTTGTGCTTCCTCAGGCAGAGGTGTCGGATCAGGTATATGAAACTTAGCATTGACCAATGAAGCTGTAACAGTCATCGTTGCTGTTTGTACGCCAGCTTCAGCACATTCCAGTTGCGTCAAAACAGATAAATAAAATGTGCCCAACGGGCCATCGTTCAAACCACTGCGAATATCGAAAGCCGATTTTAAATACGTCCATGGAACAGTCAGAGAGACTGTCGACGTGCCACCAGCACGAATCATGACATGGGGACACATAAACTTTGAAACTAGATTGGAACCATGAGTGCGCAAACCCTCATCTAATGATGTCATAGGGACATAATACAACAACAAACTACCACCTTGAAAGATGTTAGACTGTGTTGCAATAGTCAGAGTTGTGTCAAACGACGCATACACAAATCTAGAAATCCCCGCAGATATCGTATTACTAGTCAACAAATCTAGAGGGTTCTCCCAACCACCCAGGATCGTCCCAGCAGGTTGCGTTGCACCCCATGTGACTGTCTGGACAAGCTGACGTCTCTGTGCCAAATGCTCAAAATCCAACTTCTCTTCTGGAATGCCACCACGTGGTCTCGCCAAACCGAACGACACAGCATTTTCATTAACACTAGTCATAACAGCACCAACAGTATCCATCTCAGGTGTCGCGAAACCACGGTTTTGCTCATCATCCCAAATATAAAATAAAGTTTCACCAAGAGGCCCAAGACCAGACTTGACGGAACTCGTTGATATAAACCTACTAGTCGATCCAAAGAAAGTTGACGGTATATAATTAACATAACCAGGTACCGTTAACAAACAATCATCAAGAAACTTCTGGGAAACAAAATTTTCACGTGCATTCGCTGACCAAACACGTGCAATACGATAGGGGTGTGCCTCAAACTCAACAACAGTCTCTAATGTAGCAGGTGAAACAATCCAGTCGCCCCTACGTGTATCGGCTTTCTCATCAACTACACCTTGTAACAGAATCGTAGCTGGTACAACAGCAGCAAACCCTGTTAAAACGGGCAGCACTGACAAAGCACCAATATCATACTTACGACGGTCTCCAACTTTTATATCAAAACCCATATCGATAAGACTCACATCATCAATGGAGTCAGTCCGAACAGTGAACGTGTCCATCTCATAAGTGTCACCTGCTATTAATGGACCTGCGCTAGGTACAGCAGCCGGTTCCCAACCTAACAACGTCGAACGCCTAATAGTCAATTGGGCACCTGTGGGATCAGTTTTGAATTGAATCAACTCTGGCAACACAACTATTGGAATATCACTATGGGAAAAATAACTCGATCCCACTAACAACCTAGGACACATATACGGTATACCAAACCTAAAATCATCACCAGCACGAACAAACATAGTGGACATTGAAAAAGGACCCACAGCATTTTGTGCCCTATAACTAAAGTAACCGGTATTATAATTTGAATCACTTCGCTCATCAGACAACTTTGGCACCAACGTAAAATAATTTGTCGAAATCCAGGGAACCCGATTTGTTATATGACCAACATTATTGTTACTCCTACTCTGGGGTACAAACCCAGTAAACGCGTAATCACGAATATCTTCAACTAAACTCGCAACACCAGGAACAGCCATTTCAGGAACAAATGTAGTTGCCAAATTTTCGTTGGTTTGCAACGAAATATTCAAAGATCCGGACCAAATCCGATAAAACTGTGAATAATAAGTCAGGGCCCCACCGGGTTGACTCGCCGGTTCAGAGAAAGGCCACAAGAAACCACTTATGGGGTAATCACCCCTAGCTTGCAACGGGGACTCCCACATTGCACCACGCCTCATAGCCAACGAAACACTTTGGTCCTCAGCAGCATTGCTTTGTGCTAAAACCTCTGACTTATCCTCGTTAGGTGACAAAACAACAACCTGAACATCACGACCAGGAGGACCCGCATCAGTGGTACCATCATCCATCTCAAATACAGCAACAGAGGGTGTATAATCCAAACCCCCTTTAGCCTCAAACCCATAAATGGGCTTCATATTTGAGTAGTAGTGCTCATACATCTCATCATCAGTAGCATCATCTTCATCTAATTGTAGCTCAGGGTTATCCCACATAAGTTTATAATGTTCATACTGCTTCGGAGTATACTCAAATCCATTAGCAGCAATAACCTTGACTAACTTTTCAACCCATTTCTCGTAAAAAGCTTTACCTCGCGACACAGCTCTGAGAAAAAAGCTCTCCGCATTAACCTTTGTTGCTAGAACTACATCAGTATTTTTGGCACGCACAAACAAAAGACACTTAAACAAAGAATACTCACCTTGATAAGCGGCATAATTGAATGTCTGAAAACCACTCAGCATTACCGTCGAACACGACAAAAACTCGAGTTCAAACAAAGGCCTTAAAGCAACCTGGTGTTCCTCTGATTTTCTTGCCGGCGTGTACTGTATCCCAAACTCCTTCAAACGCAAGGCCATGGAATGGCCATTAAAATAAGCAGCTGTGGGGGATACAGCAACAATATTGTCGTCACCAAAGTGTTTTGACCTAAATGAACCAAAAATACAGTCAACAGACGGCAGCCTACCGTGTTTATGCCGATACACCAATACGAAAGCAACTACGGTAAGCAACCTAGACAATATCGTATTAACGATCGTCGTCAAAAACGCTCCAGAAGGTAAACCAGTTTTTGTTTTAAACACATACAAACCATTTAAATATAAAGCTAATATCATACCTTTTATAATGCCACGTCTATGTGGGTTATTCTCCGAATACCCACGTGAACTATACCAATTACAAATGACTTCGGCATAAGCTTCAGCCAATTGTTCTGTATGATATGCATCGAACCCCTTAAAGTCACCGTCGAAACCATACGCAGACATTTCCTCTAAATCCTTAATCATAATCTCCCAGTCTTTAGAGTACACATTCATCCCTACAGCACTAAACTTTTTCAACTTGTTTGAAAACACATGAGCGACAAAGCCGCCAAAGTAACGGCGATCGCGTAACGTATAGTCAACAGGGGCCATAAAAATAGCCCTAGTTTTCCGATCAGCTATTTTAGAAGCAGGCAAAACCTCATCCTTTAAACAACCAGCGAAAATACCAGTGGAACAAACACCTTTACTTTCTTCCTCAAAAAGAGAGTCGACCGCTGCCTGCAACTTAGAATTTATAATCACACCATCTTGGATAAGACCACGCTTCCCAGGTTCAGGGGATTCATGGGTCCAATCGAATCCAGGACTGGTGCTAAGATTCAAACTACCAAGTCCAGGTTCGTCCTCAAACCCGTTCAAGCACTCATCAAGTGTACATAACCTACCAATGCCGCCTGGGATATCTATAACTTCCATAGAAATAACTTGGACAGCTAAATCAACAACATCCTTTGGCAGAGCAATAGTTGGAGCACTTGCTTTTGCCATGTGCTTTGCAATGAGCTCTGTGCTAGTAAGCCCAGTAACACGATGGTCTGTTTCACCATATATAGCTATATCACAATCTTCATATCGGGCAACAATATCCGGATCATTACACAGAGCTGATCTACGTAACGCAGTACGAGGTCTAGGCATATTTCGACGCACACGACCCATGTACTCAAAATTGTCGCCACCAGGGTGGGCAAATGCCGGAAAATCATCACCCGATTCCAATGAAGGTAAAGGAAACTCTAACACTGGTAAGAAACACTCAGGAGATGCAGTACCATCAAGCTTCTCTTCATGTCGGGGAAAGGCTTTCAAACACTTAACAACAAATTCACGACTAATTGCTAAGCCAACTCCATAAATTTGACCGTCGAAAGTACACCTGGCACAGTGCATACCAGCTACCATAGGACTACTATCAGCATCATAAGACAATAGTAAGGGTAACCCACACTTACCAGGACCCCTAGCATTGTAACGGAAGTGTGACGTAATATATAACGGAGTGTCAGCATTAACTCCAGTTGGAATAGCGCTATTTGAATACTGAACAAAACCAGTATCTTCAATACCCATTCTACCCAAGAGCTTACCACGCTGAAGGCTCCTAAAAGGCAACTCCGCTTTTGTAAAGAACCTTGAGGATACATCAGCGGCATTCAAGCCCTTCACACGTAACACAGCCAGATCGAGGAGAACCTCCTCGTGGCCTTCACCAAGCGGAACCAAGGTCAAATTATCACGGAAAAACCTCTGCTGAAGCGTCTGATCACCACGCTTTATAGTGAATTCCACACCATCCTCAACCCAATGCAAAGTGCCCTCCGATGTTGGTTGGGCAAAGAAATGCAAGTTGACCAAAGCCAGATCACGACCAATAGCAACACCGTGCAAAGTATTCCGTCCCATTTGGAAATCTAAAACGTGTTTCTTAGCAAAAGATGTGTACATACTGCTATCAGGCAACTCAACAATTTCACCTATTTCACCCTTAGCAAAACGTTCACCCGCTCCTAAAAACCGAACATTGTCCAAATCCTTGTGATCAAAAGCACCACGCTTCGCAGCGGCACGACGGGATCGACCAGAACCACCAGCCTTACGGCCAAAATTCCCATTAATGGCCTGTTCATAGCCACGGGCAGCTTCAGGGTCTGAATATGCGTCTTTGGCTTTATACAAATGATGTGTAGCCCCACAAAGAGCCAAAATACCAAGACCAGCCATAAAGAACTTATGCCGGTGATCACGAAACCATTTTGGCAACATGGCCAAATTCGTAACCTGCTGTACAACATTCCGATTGTCGCGGCAATGCCGCTGCAAAACGTCGTCCAGGGTTGTCAACTCAACATCATGTTTAAAATCATTACTACGCTGAGCAAACCGCTCCGCACTATGTTCCAACAAATCAGCAATACGTCGTTTCAACTGTGCAAAAGTCACGTCCTCTTCATTAACTACTACCCCATGGAGGCCAAGGGTGGTGACGGTAAATTTTGTATAATCGTCAATTTCGTGACCATTAATTCTTGCGACGTCCAAAGTACCATCAGCTTTCGCAAAACCTTCACGCACAGCAACTTTCACCCATGTGAACCGTCTTCGAATAGCATCAGCATCAACTACTCCACGAAAATTTGTTGTATTATTAATATTAGAAGACGCAAAGATGATCTTACTTGTAAAGCAAGCGCCTTTATCTTCCAAACCAGCCATATTCAACTGTGGAACACCAGTAGAAATAAGACGGAGAACTTCAGTAACTGCTTTAATACCTTCCTGTGTTGTGGCAGTGGCAAAATCATCCCAAAACACAGACGCTTGCCCACGATAACCAGACCAAAAAGCATCGGAATCCGTCTTAGCATAAATCTCGAAAGAGGGAAACATCTCTCGCAAAATTAAATCAGAGGTGTAGCTTTTACCACAACCGGGGGCGCCGTAAAACAAAACCCCAACGGTTTCAGGTTTACCACCACAAGTTTCCACAACCTTCTGCCACTGACCATGATGATCACGAGTCTGGTGCAACAGCTGTGCAGCATACCGCAAAAAGGATTGTTTGCCAGCATCGACTATACGTTTATTCGAGTTCGTAAGCCAATAGGCATGTACACTAGATCGTGCAGCACAAGCCTCCAGACATAAAACAGGTCTATTTAAAACCGAGTTAGGTGTAGATTCCATAGCCAAACAATATCGACCCAAAGTGTCAACCTTGTCATGGATATACTTTTCGTCACCAACAAACTCAACACTTTCCATCATATTGAGTCGCTTTAAATAGTCTTGCAAAGCATCAGGTAGCAAACACAAAATAGTCGGTAACAAAGTGGCCACACTAGCAGACAACGCACCAATAGGCGCGGCCGCCTTAACAGCCGCAGCAAACTTGTCAGTCATACTACCAGGTGCTCCAGTTCCAAATAACATTAAGATTGTCGAGAAAATTTGCAGACCGCTGCGAGCCTCCGCAGACAAGCCCTCAGGAACACAAATACACTCTTCCTCTTCTTGGAAAGTGTTCGAAGCTTTACCAACAAGGGAGTCGACCTCCTGAGCCGTTTTCCCATTGTCACCAAAATCAACCATACCAAACGCCCAAGCCAAACGGGGGCGCAAATCAATAAGATTCAAATTCTGCGCAAGTGCAACACAACCCAAGATAACAAGAGTAATAGCCAAAGCCCTAGCAAGAGCATATTTAATCTCAAAAGATATCACACTGCGTAAAGATTCCATTACTGTATCCACAAAACTACGCAAAGCTGAGGGAATTGTTAACGCCAGAAAATCTTTAAGTTGGCGTAACAAACCAACCCAATAAGAAGTAGTTTCATTAGCAGAGTCACGTACAGAATCTAACACACTAGCAGCTTTTTCACCAGCGATCTGCCCAGCAAGCCCAGCTGCCGCATGAATCGTCTGAGCACACTCTCGGGCGTTAGCAACACCATTAGCAACAGCTTGCGAAGAAACTTGAGCTGCTTCTCTCACAGTCCTAGCAGAAATGGCCGCAGCGCGCGCAACATCACGACGTGCAAGAGCCGCTGCCGAGCGGAATCCGCGCGCAACACCCTTAGTGGCACCACACACACGAGAAATCAAATCACGATAAGGTGTGTTAGCAACATCCTCATCTGACGACAACTCAGAAATATATTCCTTCTCTTCCTCTAATTGATCCTCTGACACCGTTTGTATTCGCATAGGTGAAATTCGTTCAGTTGAAGGTGGATTTATATCATTTTCAAAAAACCATTGACTAAACTTAACGCGCTTGTAGCACGCATCTCCACGACTTGCAGGCACGCAAAATTGTCTAACCGGGAAAGCCCATTTGACTTTCCTCTTAGCATATGTGCAATACACTCTAAGCATCCTATTTGCAGTGTCCAAAGTACGCAAATCACAATTAGCATAAGCTGTTAGATACAAATCTATACAAGCTTGGAAAAATTCATTGTCGGCTTTAAACTCAACACCCCTGTACTTGGCGTTGAAATCAGCCAGCAACAAATACTCACTGGGCAATCCAAAAACCCGTTGTAAGGTAGGACTAGCCCTACAGATATCTGCCTCCCCTGGTGCCAGTTCACAAGCACAAGGGTCAGTCAGCACCCAACCACCCATATCAGATGGAAGGTTGCTATAAAATATATTACACCACACATCTGTCTTGTAACTATGTAATAAATCAAGGAGTCTAGCATCCATTGCTGGAGCTTTCGGTATCTCAACTCCATGTACAGCCTCACGACCGAGAACATCGACCCACAAATCCTGACGCTCACTCTCAGTTAGTGGTCTAGGTTCACAAAACACATACTTACCTCCTTCCCAACTACCCCATATTGATTTAATATCTTCATGATCAACCTCGCGTTCCCGCAGAGGTTTCTCCTGTAGTTTTGAATCAGTTAGGACTAGGGTGGAAGGAGTACTATCTGGTACAGCACCTTCGCGTTCCCGCTGATCAGGTGAGGTTGTACTAGATTTAACTTCAGTCTTAATCGCCTGTACGCGTTTCCGCTGTACTGGTGGCACAAAAACCTTACCCAGAGAAGAACCAGCCCTCAGGCTGGCTTCGTACTCCTTCTCTGTTTGTTCGCGATAATTCTTGGGATCATCCCTAGGATCGCGTCGTTTAGGTGCAGCGTTTCCGCGTGCAACGACGGCGTTTCCGCTCATCTTCCTAACCGTTGTTTTCTTAAACCCGACAAGGGGTCTAAGAGTCCTGATACCCTTCCTACCGGGTGTTACCCCGGAGGGAGGCCTACCAGCGGCCTCGGGGGGACGAACCCCCGGAATCCCCGTTAATTTGACAGCTTCCCTGAGGGGCGCAGGGAGCCCATTTTGCGATGTATTCGTT